ATGCACATCCACATCCACATCGCGACCTGGCCGCTAGTCTTCGCAGTGGTGATTCGCGTCCTCTATGCAGCCTTGAGCGATCGCCTCCGGGCCTACAAGTCCGAGCGAACGAGGGCGCCATCCGCCATGGAACGAGTTTCCACGGGGACGGCACGCACCTTGCTCCGCGGTATTCCCGCATTCAACAAGGAGAAGAAGATGTCCGACGACCTGAAAGACCGCGGGCCCCGCGATCGCTCACGGATCAGCCTGGAACAGGAGCACGAGCTTCGGTACTGGACCAAGGAGCTGGGCGTCACGCCGGAGCAGTTGCGCCAGGCCGTGAAGGACGCCGGCAGCAATTCCGTGGACAAGGTCCGCGCGATCCTGAAGAAGTAGGCCATGCCAGAGCCGCCGGACTTCATCAAGCCGCCGCTGGCCACGCTCGTGGACGGGCCGCCACCCAGCGGCTACGCCTACGAACTGAAGTTCGACGGCTACCGCATGCTATGTCTCATCGACGGATCAGGCGTGCGGTTCTTCAGCCGCGAGGCGAAGGACTGGACGCCGAAGCTTGCCGATCTGGTGCAGCGCATCGAGGCGCTGAAACTCACCGGTACCGGCTGGCTCGACGGCGAGATCGTGGTGATGGACGAGCACGGCGTGAGCAGCTTCCAGCGCCTGCAGAACGCCATGGACAAGAGCGTGGCGAAACAAGTGCAGTATGTGGCGTTCGACATCCCGTATTGGAACGGGAAGGACCTGCGTGCGTACCCCTTCGTTGAGCGCGCAAAGGCGCTTCAGGCGGTCCTGGCCGGGGTGCCTGAGAACGCAGCCATCATATGCAGCACGGTCGCTGAGGTGGAATCCAGGGACCATGCCGTGTCGCTGCTCGCGCAGGCGTGCGAGCGGAAGCTGGAAGGCCTGATCGGCAAGCGCCTTGACGCGCCCTATCGCGCGGGGCGCACCGACACATGGATCAAGCTCAAATGCCGGCCCAGGCAGGAATTCGTCGTGGGCGGATGGACCAATCCAGGCGGATCACGCAACGCCTTCGGTGCCCTGCTCGTTGGCTTGCGAGAAGGCGACAGGCTGCGCTATTCAGGCCGCGTAGGCACTGGGTTCAGCGGAAGCACCCTCGACATGCTGATGAAGCGCCTGACGCCGCTGGCTACCGAGGAAATGCCGTTCATCGAAAAGCCCGTGCTGTCGGACCGCTGGGGCGGCAATTCGAAGCCGACCATGCATTGGGTCAGGCCTGAGCTTGTCGTTGAAGTGGCATACACGACGATTACAGACGGCGGCATCCTGCGGCAGGCGTCGTTCCAAGGCGTGCGCGAAGATAAGCCCGCGCGCAAGGTGACCGGCGAACGCGCGAGAAGGATACGCTAAACCTCCCCTTGTTTTTATAAACATTTTTGTTTATACTTCCCCCATGTTCAACGGATAAGGGAGGTGCGGTGAAGCAGAGCGAGTTCAGACGGTGGCTCGCGGACCAGGGAGCGACTTTCAAAGAAGGCAAAGGCCACACGAAAGTCTACTTCCAGGGCAAGCAAACCACCCTGCCTCGGCACGGTAGCCAGGAGATCGGCGAAGGGCTGAGGCGAACGATCCTGAAGCAGCTTGGATTGAAGAAGTAAGGGAGGCCCCGCAAGGGGCTTCCTGCTCGCCGTTCACCACACCCCATGCAGGGAGAGAATTATGTTGCGTTATCCAGCCAAGATTGAACCGGACACGGTTGGCTACCTCGTTACGTTCCGGGATATACCGGAAGCCAATTCAGCGGGCGAGACGGTGGAAGAAGCACGCGAAATGGCCGCGGATGCGTTGCTGGTAGCCATGGACTTCTATTTCGAGGACCGCCGCCCCGTACCTCCGCCATCCAAGGCTCGGGACGGTGAGGTGCTGGTGGCGCTACCGGCCAGCGTTTCGGCCAAGGTGCTGTTGCTCAACGAAATGCTGGCCCAGCACGTCACGCCGGCCGAACTCGCGCGCCGCATGGGCACCCGCCCCCAAGAAGTGAACCGCATCGTAAACCTGGAGCACGCCACCAAGATCGACACGATTGCGCAAGCGCTGGCCACAATGGGCAAAGAGCTTGAACTATCGGTATCGTAGTCACAGCAGGCTCGCCGGCTGTGAGGCGATATCCCAGCTAAATATGAGGAGTTCGCCACGCTCCACGCCGGCGCCTCCACCAACCGTGTAACGGAGATCGGTCCGTTCAATTGGAAAATCCCGAAAGACGGACCGGATATCAGGATGGTCGTTTAGGCTGATAACGGCCCGGCCTTTCAAGCTGGGAAGCAGCGCCGCCATCCGCTCGTATTCTTCGAAGGGGAAGTCGAAACCATATCCCTCTGTTTTCCAGTACGGAGGGTCCATGTAGAACAGCGTGTGCGATCGGTCGTAACGCTCGACACACTCGTACCATGGCAGGTTCTCGATATAGACGCTCGCGAGCCGTAGATGGGCCGCGGAGAGACTCTCTTCGAGTCGGAGCAGATTCAGTCCCGGTGGGCTCGTGGTTGCAGTGCCGAAACTCTGACTCTCCACGCGGGCACCGAAGGCGTTTTGCTGCAGATAGTAGAAGCGAGCTGCGCGCTGAATATCGGTCAAGGTCTCTGGACGGGTCTCCTTCTGCCATTTGAATACCTGACGAGACGAAAGCGCCCACTTGAACTGGCGCACGAATTCCTCCAAGTGATGCTGCACAACCCGGTAGAGGTTGACGAGCTCGCCGTTGATGTCGTTCAGCACTTCCACCTCGGCAGGCAGGCCGCGAGCAAATAGCAGAGCCGCACCGCCAGCGAATGGTTCGACGTAGCAACTGTGCTCTGGGAAATACGGGAGGATGCGATCGGCCAGGCGCCGCTTGCCTCCGATCCAAGGGATGATGGGTTGAGTCATTGCAAACCAATCTGTTAACCTCGGCCCGCTCACGCGTGAGTGGGGGGCCTTGGCTGGCTTGCAGCTTGCTCTGCATGTTGGCGCTTGCCGGTCGTGTTCGCGCACGCCCGTTGGGCGCCCCTCTTGTCCCTGCGAATGCAGGTGTCTACGGCACTCTGCTGATGGCCCTGACGTAGTCCTGTAGGCCATTTACCTTGTCAGCGAATCCTGCAGCGTCTGCCCCCACCTGTCCAAGTCGGCTTGTGAGGCGTTCAACTCTGGCAACACACTGCCCAAATATTCCGATCCAGTCGGGACCGGCGCCATGAGATCTGCCGCCGGCGTCGGTATCTTCGGAACGGTCGTGTAGCTGCTGCAAGAGGCCAGCGATACGAGCAGCAGAGGCAGTATTGCGGCCCTGCACGTCCTCCAGTTTCTTTTCGACAGCTTGGCGGGCCAGCAAGGCACCGCGGTATTTGGCATCCGCATGGTCTTTCTCCTGTTGCATGGCTTCCTGAGCGGCCTGCTGTGCGGCCAGTGCGGCTTGCTTTTCATCTGCACGACCTTGATGGTAGCCCGCGTGGTGTAGCCACCAGCCGCCGAGCGCCAATCCGCCCACAAGAGCCCCGCCCCCAGCAGCAACCCACATCCAGCGTGGCAGCGCCGCATTTACAAGGCCCATCATGGCGTGTTCAACCAGTCTGGAACTTCAGCCGGCGGAGCGGGCGGCGGATTTAGGGCGCGGTCAAGCGTCCCCGCAGCCCCCTCTGCCACGGCCGCCGCCCTCCCCGCATTGGCGGACGCGGCCTTAGCGGTGCCGCTGGCCTGACCAGCGGTTCGAGCGGCACTCTTTGCCGTAACCGCCGCTTCCTGGGCGATCTCGGTTGCACTCTTTGCGGTCTCCGAAGCGGTCATTACCGTCTCGGCTGCCGCCGCAGCCTTCGACGCTGCTTCACGGGTCGCCGTTGCGGCTGTGGCTACCTTTCCAGACAGCAGGGTGAGCGTGGCTTGGTAATCCTCGCGCTGCGCTGTGATTACCTGCTGGGCCCTCGACCAAGCGCCCAGGGACCCCACCGCAATACCGCTGCCAAATATGGCAAGGACCAGCCCGAACGCATAGGCTGCCCGACACCAGTGCGCCAGCCGTGGATGCCGGCACGCACACCATTCAAAGACTTTTGCCATGGATGGCCTCCTGTAGCTGCTGGACCTGCCCGGTGAGAGCCTCGATCCTCTGACTCTGCTTCTCGATCAACTGGTTTTGGCGCTCTATGGTTTCCGCCTGCTGCCTGGAGCGCTCCGTCAGGCCGGCCAACTCGGCTTGCACTTTGCCCAGGTCGCGCAGGATGTCGTTTCGCTCTTTGTAGGCGTCGTTTGCCGCCTGCCTTGCTGCCTCGGTAGCGAGCCGCTCAACCGCAAGCTGCCCCTCCAAGCGCTCGATGGCATCCTTCTCTGACTTCGCCCCTGCAAGCGATACGGCCAACCGTGCCAGCAGAATGGGCAATACCTTCCACGCCGCCCCGCCGCCAATCAGCACCGCAGCGACATACCCGGCGATTTGTGGGATTGACAACGTGTCGCCTGAAAGCGCAGCGGAAGAGGCGTCAGCGGCGATAGTGGCCATCATCATCGTCATTGTGTCCATTACGCCCCCAGGACCGCACGGGCGATGTTGTAGCGGTGTAGGCGGTCTGGATAGCCGTTCAGGCCGCCATTGATTCGCCGGGTAAGCGCCTCGAAGTCACCAGAGTCGGCAATCTCGTTGCATCCGTTCCTGGACCACCACCAGCCGGCCGACCGCGCCGCGAGAATGGGTCGCTCCAACAGGCCTGGGTTGCTCAAGACATCGAGGCCCAGGCCGAGGGCGACGGCGGCATAATTCGCCCGCCCCGTGATCTGGATCAGCCCACGCCCCATGTATTTCTTCCCGTCCCCCGGGTTCACGTTGCCAAGGTCCTGGCGGCCCTCATACCGCTCTTGCGCTGGCGTGGGGCCCCAAATTTCCCGCGTGTCCTGGAATCCGCCGCTCTCGTGGCCGATTTGTGCGATGAAGGCCGCTGCCCTCATGGGAGACACGATGGCGAACTCCATCATTGCCCGCTCCACAGGCTCATACCACTTGTCCGCCAGGGAAACTGACAGCATCGCTGCCGCGGCGAAGTCTTGCTTCAACATGCTTTCTCCAGGCGTAAAAAAACCCGCCGTAGCGGGTTAGGGGTCGATGCGCGATGTTCCTGTGTCCGGCTCCCCGGGCTCAGGCGCGTCCCGGTCTCCGAGCCACCGTGAAACCTCATCCGGCAGCACGATGCCATTTGCTTGTAGACACCGACTTAAGGAAGCGACCACAGACGCCAGCGCACCCGCATCGCGCCTTGCGGTACGGCGTACACGGGCGGCGGCGCGCTGTTGCTCCCCCTCCACTGTCTTATGCTGGATTTTCAAAGACGAACTCCTTGTCCAAGTAGGGCCAGGCGATAACGCGCACTCGGTATGTTCCTGGGGCGTCGAACTCCAGCTCAGCGCGGTCCTCGTTGCAGTCGTAGAGCTTGGTACCGATCTGAATCTGGCACGGCACAGGCAGACCCACCAGCGCCCCACCTTGCGCGACGGTCGGGTTATCCAACTTGGGTACTACCATGCCATCTTTGACGTAGTTGGCGGCCGGGTCCGCCACCGCCTCGATCATCGGAACGCCCGACTCCTGCATGAACTTCAGCGTGTCGCCCGCGACCGAGCACTGAGACATGATTCGGCCAGTCTGCTGGTCGTAGCAGATGAAGTGCTGCACAACAGGAAGGGGCACTTCCTCTTCCGGCACGACGGAGGGTTCTTGGCTATCCATGGGTGCATCCTCACTTATCGGTAGGCGGACAAAAGAAACATGCGGGTCCTGGAATTGATGCTCCGAGCTTCTGATGTCTCCTGCCGCAAGCGATACTGCAAGGTGACCGAAATCGGACCCGCAACGTTGAAGCACATAAAGCTGAATGACCAATCGGATACGGGCACCACGGTGTAGCTCACAAGGTCTATTTGGTCGGTACCGCCCTCTCCAGCGGGGTTGTACTGGTAAACAGGTGTAGCCTGTCGCGGCACCTCCGCCATACCGAAATCCCCTCCATTCAGGAGGATTCGAAAGTCGAAGTTCCTCTTGTTCGGCCCGTACAGCGCGGTGGGAATGCTCATAGTGAATCCATCATCGAAACTGTTCTGGATCACCACCATCAACTGCGCGTTTTCGGGAATCGTGATGCTTCCACTCCCTCGGTTACGCCAGTTGCCGTCCCAAACCTGTCCACTCCAGTAGCCGAAGTCGAAGGCTGCAGATGTTGTGACTGACTGGCCCGCAATTTTGAGCCTGTCCACATTCGCGTTGACGATATGGGCGTTCTGTATCTGTGCATTCTGGATCTTCGCCGACGTGATAGATGCATTGGCGATCATGGCATTGTTGATCCATGCGTCACCAATGAATGCCTGGTTGATGAACGTCTGGCCGTTCTGAATCACGAACGGCGTCTTCAAAGCGCCCGAAGACTCATCAAGGACCGCTACGCGTTGCGCTGAAAGCAAAATTTGCGACGTGATGATGCCTTGGTTGTTCTCTACACCCACACCGATGCCAGCAAGGAAAGGCTGCCCTCCTACCGTAAGCTGGGTCTTGATGGTGTACATCGCCGCCAACTCATTGATGATCGCCTGGGCAATCACCGCGGCGTTTCCACCAGAGTCGATTCTTTGAAGCAACGATTGGGCGAGCTGAGTCGCGGCAATCTGGCCCGCGAGGTAGTCAAGAATCGCGGTGGCGTCCGAACTCGAAGTACCCTGCACCCCTGCGCCTACCGGATACCATTCGCCAGGAAGACCATTCTTGTCTACTAGGCGCGCCCAGAAATACAGCGTGACGCCAGCGGCAAGCCCCATGAGCGTCGTTGAGTCCTGGGGGAAAGCAAAGTCCCCATACTTAATGGCAAGGCTTCGGTCTGGAGATTGTCCATACCAAATTTCCGTCCGCTCCACGATGGTCGGACCGGGAGGGATGCCCCACTTCAGACGGATGCCAAAGACGATCGAACTCGCCGTCAGGCTTGTTACTGCCGGAGGTGGAGCAAGTATGCCGTCAAGCTGTGTTTCGGTCGAGGTTGCCCAGATTGACGTTGCGCCGATGGCATTGATAGCGCGAACGCGACACACGTACGCCCCAGCGTAAATCCCCGTGATTTCCAGCCGAGTGGTCCCAACTCGTCCCGCAGGAACCCAATCCGAATTGTTGCGCCGCCATTGCACCTCGTATGCAATCGCGGACGCAGCGGCCGTCCAGGTGAACACCGCCGTTTGTTGCGCGACGCCTTGCGCGACAACAGAGTAGGCACTGATCTGGACATTGGTGGGTGGGGCCTGGACACCTGGAGGTACGACTGTTATGGGGGGAAAATCAAGCCGCGTACCAAAGTCAACATTGTCGAACTTCGACGGGTTGTGCTCGATAGCCGAAATGTCGGCCAACAAGCCTTCCTTTCTAGTCACGGACAAGACTCGGTAAAGCTGGGACGACAGGTCGTTTGAATCGAGCGTCCACGTACTTTCGGGCTCGGGCACCTCCGAGAAGGGGACCGTGACGGTGATGTGTATCACCGCGCCGGGCAGACCCTCCATGTCGGCGCTCCATTCCGTCATGTCCACCGTCATGGTTGTCATGTCGGCGGTAAGCGCGGTACCGACGCCAGAAGCCACGGTACGCGTTTCCGAAACACCACTAGGTAAGTTCACCGTAAGGCGGTCGCCGGGCCGTACAAGCGTGTTGGCGTCCACCGTTACGACGGTCGAGGTAGCCTCGTGAATGCGCCCACCGATACGCCGCCCCGCGAAGTGCTGGTCCGCGACGCGAACGATGCTCCCCGGGCGAACTCGGCACGCATCCAATCCCACAGAGAATGTGACCGACCGGGTTTCGAGGCGGGACGTAAGCAACAGCCACTTGCCAACGCGATGTGCCTGGCCCCTGGAGGTGCACGCAAATGCCGTCGCCTCGATCTGCCTGATCCCGTACCGCGCAATGGCGTCTCGGTCCTCGACGTACTCGACCTTTTGCCGTCCCATGTCCGTCATGTCGATCCATGACACCAACGCAACGGTGTAGCGAGTGTTCAGGCCTGATCCGACGTAGTTGAACTTGCCATCAATGACGTTGGCCGACGTGAACGTATATACCGGGTCCGAAGGCATGTCGGCCACAGCAGAAATCGTCCCTGACGCCCAATAGGACATACCGCGAAACACGGACGCCATATCCTGCATGACCTTCCATGCATCGGCCCGAGTCTGAAGATAGACGAAGCAGGTGGCACGGGGCTCCATGCCACCGAAACCATCAGGGATCAATTCATCGCAATACCGCCCGATTTGGTACAGACCCCATTTGTCGGTCCAGGACGGCGGAATCACATCGCCGAGCCCGAAGCGATCATTCGTCACAAGGTCATAGAAGACCCAGGCGGGGTTATTGCTCCACGCCATCTTGAAGGTACCGTCCCAAGTGCCCAGGTAGGTCCTTGCCTCGGGGTCGTAGTTCGACGGCACGCGCAGGATGCGACCGCGCATGCGGTAGGCTCGCGTCGGGATACTTTGAAACTGCGAGGCGTCTACCTTGATGCCGACAAGTGCCGACATCGGGTAGCGTAGCTTCGCGTCGATGATCTCCGAAGTGGAGTCGACGAACGTCGAGTCTTGAATGGTGCTGCTGTTCGCGTTCGGCGTGATTCGGCGCACGCGGATATTCCAGCCCTGCGTTGCTCGGGGGAAATCTATCCGATGCGAACGCGCGTAACGCTGGGTAGTCTTGCCGTCGAAGGCAGAGCTAAGCACCTGTTGATATGCACCGCCGTCTGTGCTCAGGTCAATAGCGTATTCGACCCTGTAGCCGTTGATGTCTCCGTTCGATGTGTCGGCCTGACTAAGACCCCCTACAGCAAGAGTAATGCGAGCCGCCGACAACTGAAGGTTCGTGTACGAGCGGATGAATGGTTGCGCAGAAGTCAGGGCTACATTGAGCGCAATTGTGTTCTCAGATGCGGGAAATCCCGGAAGGGGGTCTTGCGTCTGGGTGCCCGACCTAAAATCGATTTGGACGTTGCCGAAGTTCATCGAACCGTCTTCGTTCTGGACGGGAGTTCCGTCCAGATACACGTCCTTGAGCGCGCCCCCAGGGCCATGCACTGGACCGTATATTTCTCCCTCCGCGATGAGGTCCACGACGCGGGCGTATGCAATGCTATGAAGGCTGTCAGGTGCTTCGTCCGGCGAACTGCCTCCGTCGTCTCCTTTGCCTCCACCTCCGTATCCAATCAGGGGGACGCTAGACGAAGGGGGATAAAGAAAGGCGCCCGAAGGCGGCTCTTGTTGCTTGAAATTCCCGCTCTTCATACCTGATCTTCCGCGTAAATGCCGCCGGATATAACTACGCTGCCAACAATCCCTTCTCCGGCGAAGTACGGGACTGGGTTTCCTTGCGCAGTAGTATTTACCGGCCCATTGAAGTTGTAGCTGGCGCCGTTGTCTGGTCCGTCTTTGGCGCTGAGTCCACGTTGTTGTGGAGAAAGCATTTGCACCACCCCACCTAAGGCAAGCACCGCACCGATCTTCATCAAGGGCGCACCAGCCGCGGCCCCGACGCCGGTATATGTCAACACGGCGCCTACAACGACGAGAACGACCCCTACGATGGTCTGCAATAAGCCTGCACGCTTGGCGCCGGTGATAACTGGTGCAATGCGGATTGGTTCCTCGCCTACCGGAAACTCTAGGGCATCCTCCCCGATGTTCCTGCGCCCGATGAAGCAAGCGTATGCAACGCCTTTTGACTCGCTATTCGTTAGCTCCTTCTCGAAGCCGGGCAGCAACACGCACAACGCCCGGATAGCCTCTGCGGTGCTGGACACCGCCAGGCGGTGAGACCTTCCAAACTTGGTGCCTAAGGAGCCGTACAGCCGTATCGTTCTAAGTTTCTCGGACATAAAAAAAGGCCACCCTGCGGCGGCCCTCTCCAGATCGTTTACGCTTTTAAAGCGTGGTAGGCAATACGTCGATGTTGCCGTCTTGGTCGCTGAATATCCGATATGCCTTCTTTGTGTCTGGCACAAGAACCGCGTCGCGCTCCCGCCGACCTCCAGTTCCATCACAGAGGCCACGGCCCACGTACGCCGTACCAAAGACAACCGGGCCGGGCGGAATATACAAAGTCGCCCGCTCAGCCGGCGCGAGCGACGTAGCTAGTTTCCCATCGACGAAAAACCCCATGGCGCAGCCGCTGCCAATGTATCCTTTGTCGCGGGTCACGACGACGGTCGTATAGGAACCAGATGGCGGGGAACCGAACATCAAAACCTGCTCCGCGCCAGCAACCTTTACATCGCTTTCTGCCGGCGGCGTGGTGGAACATCCGGCCAGAATCGCCAATGAAGCTACCCAGAGAAATGCTCGCATGTCAGCCTCCCGTTATTTTCCGCGACTATAACGCAACCGTAGCCGAGTCATTTCTTGCCAATGACCTCCATATACCACTCGCTCGGAAAGCCGCCCATACAGATGGTGCAGCATGGCATCCGGCACCGGGTGTAGGTCTGGACACTCCTTCAGAGTCGCTGTACCCAGATAGATGCCAGCATGGTTCGGGTCATTGGGTGACCGATACTGCATCACGATCACATCGCCGGTTTGCAGCGGCTCGGCCTCCGTCATTGGCCGGAAACCGGCCTCTTCGTAGTGCTTGACGTACAGGTTATCGCCTTGGTTCCACCAATCGTCGCGGCGGGCGAAATTCGGTAGATCAATGCCTTGCTCCCGCTTGTACCAGTCCCGCACCAGGGTATAGCAATCAAGAACCCCATGCGCGAATGGGCGGCCAAGAAGGGGCGCTTGGTAGCCTTCTGGGGCCAATCCGCGGATCTCGCCAGCCGTCACCACTCCGTCGACGCCCTTTGCCACCGCCGCGATATACCACGGCAGCCCGCTCGCCTCGCACGAAACCAAGTCCGCCGTACTGGGCTCCGCACTCTGGTCCGGATGGGAGTGAATGACCGCGATAATCTGGCCGGCATCCTCCGCCGCTGCGTAATCCTCCGGGCAAAGGATGAAATGCTCCGTCCCGGCAGCAGTGTTGCGGCAAGGCATATACCTTTCGGTCTGGCCGTCGAGCACTACCAGGCCGCAAGCCTCTCGGGGATATTCGGCGATGGCATGGGCGCGGATGGCCACTATCGTCTTGCGATTCATGTTGCGCCCTCAGCGAATGAGATCGGCCGCAGGAAAGCCGCCGAAGTTGATAATCTCGTACTCGCCGAACCGCTTCTTGCAGTCCGTTATGAGCCCAGAGCATCTATCAAGCGCCGGGTCGCTCACGGGGTTGCCTTGGATGTCGAACATCCGCGATCCCGTATAGGCGCAATACGGCCCGCGGTAGCCCCCCTTTTGCAGCCAGCCGCAGACATTGGCGATGATCTGCCGGCCCGGGAGCTGCTTACCAGCGAAGTCGAGCGGGCTCGAAAGTTCGAACTCCACAACCTCCGCCGTCTCGGCTGTTTTCTGCTGGATAATCCAGTTCTCGGGCGGAAGCTGTTCATTTGGATCCGCTGTTGGGTTACCGCCCGGGAAGTTGGCCGCATCAAGATATTGACCGAGCGTTCTGGTCGCTGTGATCGTGGCACCCACGAGGTCATCCAACACAAGGCATAGCGACGATATGACGCCGGGAATGGGATTTCCTTCCGCATCCCTCCCAATGTTCCCAACTGAGAGCGTAGGCGTCGGCTGCTGGCCCTGGCCCGTTTGTTCGAAACCCTGCGCTTGTATTGCCCAGGGGTCAAACTGGTTTCCCTGCCACCAGATCGGCCCGATTTGGGTGTAGCCATGGAATCGCATGATGTCGCCACCAATGGCGGTCATGTCGAGCGTGAAGAGCTCTACCAGTGCGCCAGGCTCTAGCTTCTGTACGTCCGAATAGATGCCCACGGCTACTCCCAGACAATCACTTTCACTGCCTGCACTGTCGTGGCAGCACTGATGGCGTCCTCGTAGCTCTGGCGCTTACCGGCGATCTGGGACGACAGCGTCTTGTAGGCGTCCGCCTTGGCGGAGACGCGCGCCATGAACTCGGACAGCGGCATGGGGTTGCCCTCGGTGTCCAACCGGTTCGCCGCCGCGTTCGCGCACCAGGGAACAAGCGCCGGCACGCGGTCTTCTTCCGCGGCGGCCTGCCAGGCCCTCGCTTCGTCGGCCTGCGTAGCCCACGTCAGTCTTTCGAAGTCTGGGTAGACCGACATGATGTCGTCGATAGCGGATTGCGCGGCGGCGTTGATCAGGGCGACCTGGTCGCGCTTCACCACGTTCAGGTCTACTGGGACGTGAGCGTCGTAGACTGACAGCACCTCCTGACGGGCCTCTTGCGGCATCTGGTCATCGAAATTAATGGTGCCATCGGGAAACCACACGAAGCGCCAGTCGGACACTCCCGCCAAGCGCAATTCGTCGAGAAAGGATGGACCGATTTGTTTGCTCATAGTCGTGTCGTGGCCGAAAAGTTGAGCTGGTATTGGCAGCCTACCGAGCCGGATGCTACCCACACGGTCACCCCGGCCGATAGCGCGGCATCACCAGTATTGGTGAACCCAAAGTCCATAGAAGCAGTTGAGAACTGGTTGGCAGTACTGGGCTGTACGATGCCTGGGTAGCTCACTATGTTCGTAGTGCCGATGGCCAGCGCGTAATAGCCGGCCTGCAGGGCTTGCGAGGTTGTTCCCGCTCCGCTTACCTTCATGTCGAGAGTTTCGCCGGCCCAGCACATTATGCGTCGTCCAGTTGCAAAGACTGGAGTCGTGGAGGCAGTAGCCGCACTTGGGACCGAAGATGTCACAGTCTTGGGACGGCGATTGAAGAAACTGCCAATGCAGCGCGCGGACAGCGAGTCAATGATCTGATTGCTCTCCATGGTAAAAAACCCAACCAGCAGCCGGGAGGGATCGCCCGGCTTCACCACGTCGCCGGTAGCAGCGTACACCGCGCCGGGCGTAGTGCTGTACTCCAGCCCCAAAGAACCGCTGTTGTCGTACGCATACAGATAGTTGACTGATCCCTGAACTATTCCAGTAGGGACTATCTCAACCCCAGATCCAGGGATCGGCAAGTGTTTGTCTAGCACGGTCAGTCGGCTGCCCCTGAACCGCGACAGTCGAACGGAATTGGCCGCCCCACCCCCCTCCACATAGCAGTCGGCGTACCTCACCAACGGAAGATACCCATTGAACGTAGTATTGAACTCGCACGGACCAAGACCGACTATGTATATCGGACCAACATCGGTCGTGGGCCTGCCGGCGTACGTATAAACGCGCAACCGATTCGACACGACACTCAGTACGCGTGCTTCGGTGAAATACTTGTTGGTGACCCCTTCAGGCACGTTGTCGGTCGTGCCAGGGCTGGCAACGATTTCAACGTATGCGGAACCACTCCAGCGATATTGAACGTTATTCAGGCCGCTTGAATCGTTCAGTACGACGTAGATTTTCCCGGACTCGCCAGGCTGAGGCAGAGCCGCGTTGTTCTGTACTTCGACAACGTCGTCGACGTAGCTCGGCAAGTTAACCGCCGGCACCTTGGCGTCTGCTCCCAGCGGCGCCACGCCGTTTACTGCGCCTCGCTGACTCGTCGGGATAGCAGCGGCCACACGCCCGTCAAGGTCTTGAAAGTTCGCATTCGCCTTGACGAACGCGGTCCGGATTGGATCGCCGGTTCCGTCATTTGGGGCGGTTCCGACGTTGATTTGTTGAATAGCCATTTACGCTGCGAACGCCTGTTGAAAGGTTGCCGAGATCGTGTAAACGCCGCCGCCCACTGGACTGGGGCTGTAGCCAACCACCTTGTAGAGCCCAGGCCCACCGATAGGCGGGGTCCATTGGAATGCCTTGTAGCCAGCGTGCCGGTCGAAGAAGGCCACGATCAGATTTGCCTCGCTGCGGGTCAGCCCGACGCATTGAATCGGCCAGGTCTGTACCTTTGCGTTGATTCCGTCTGCCGCATCCTGCTTGTAGCCGTCGCCAAATTGTGCCGATAGGGTCCGGAGGGTAATGGTCCCGACAGGTTGCCCAATGGTTTTCCAAGCGAATGTTTCCATCAGGCGGGCCTCCCGTTGACGGCATTCCAACTCGAGCCGCCCTGCTTCCAGGACATTGCAATCTGCCGGTCAATGTATGTGCGCACTACATCCGACAAACCATTGGCGAAGTCGTTGGCTTGCCCCTCCTGGGACTCCTGACCATCCGCTTGGTAGTTCACCGTCAGGTTTACCGTCGTGCCGCCTGGACCAGCGCTAGGACCACTGGAAATCGAGGTGCGCAGGGGCGTCACATACCCGCCGTCCGCGTAGCCGCGGTTGATCTTGTCGAGGGCCGCCACGCCTAGGCGAGACGTAGCCTCTGCATTAAGGACATACTCGCCTTTGTGCACGATCCCAGCGGGTTCGTACTTGCCCCCAGGGCCGGTATAGCCGCCATCATCGAAGTACATGATTCCGGAGTCACCAGCCGACGAGGAAACGCCGTTCACCATCCCCGCAGAGGAAAGATCGCCCGCTGTTGCCGAGCCAAGCCCCGAGCTCCCACCGCCAGCAATAGCTCCCGCGATGCTCCCAATCGCACCAACGATGGCTTGCTTCGCTGCAATCCTGGCCAAGTCGGAAATGATGGAGTTAGCCAAGCTCTTGAAGTCGAGTTTCCCCGTGGTGACGAAGTTTGAGAACGCTTCCTCCATCCCACCGGTGACGGACTTGAATGCCTGGCCTGCTTGCTCGTAAGCGCTGGCGCCTTGATCCACGAAGTCGGCGTACGCATGTTCGAACCCCAACACCCAACTTCCTTGCAGTTTGTCCTGCTCCACGTAGAAGTCGGTCAGTGCGCCGAGGCGATCATTCAAGGCTTGGCGCAAAGCGGCAGATTGCTGTTGAAAACCGTCCTCGCTGATCTGCCCGCTCGTGCGCTGTAGCGTTACTTGGTCTAGTTGGCGGGAATAGTCTCTGTACAAACCTTGCCGAGACCTAAGTTGCTGCTGCTCTTTAGTCCCCAGACCAAACGCTGCAAGCTGGTCGCCATACTGCTGCCTATCGTTTGCAAGCTGCAACGATAGGGATTGCTCCAGAGCCGCGAGCCGGACGCTCTCCTGCCGAGTCTTGAGCGCCTTCTCGTCTGCGACGTTTATGTCGAGCGCAGCGCGCAATTCGTCCTGCCGGGCGAGCAGGCTCTTCTGGTCAGCCGTCAGAACCGACTTGGTTTTCAGGTCAGCAATCTGCTGTTCGAACTCAGCCCGCTTCTGTGCCCAGGTTCCAAGCTTCTCCTGGCTATCCAATTGCGCCTTGAGGGCAGCATCACCCTCTCGGAAACTCTGTAGAAGTTTCGTGGCAGCATCGTCTGTGTACTGCTTGACCGCGGGGTCCTTGTACTTCTCATTGATCTGTTCGATCAGCTTTTGCTGATCCATCAGGCTCATCCCAGTCAATTGGGCGTCCCGCTGAACCTGCGCAATCTCCTTGTCCCGCTGTTCCTTCTTGGTCTGGGTCTCTTGCTTCAAAGCGTCCAGCCGCTGCTGGGCTGCAATCTTTTCGGCTTCCCTGCGCTTGCCGACACCGATAATCGCCGCCTCATCCGCCTGCTGCTGAAGCATTTGGATTTCGGCGATCAGGCGTGCCTGTTCACGCTCAATGTTTCGTGCGGCACCCCTCGATGCTCTGCCACCGTCACCGAACGCCGCTCCGCCGGCATTCGTGCCGAAACCCTGGGTGGCGTTCAGTTGCGCCAGCCGTGCGTTTGCGTCCTGCAGACGGGCGTTGAGGTCGCTGGCGGTAGGAGCTCGACCGACACCTTTCATCGCCTCCCATGCGTTGCCGGCTGCGGAGGTGATTGTGTTCCATGCGGTCTCAAGCGTCCCGAGGGTTCGCTTTACGTCGTCAGCTTGGCGCTTTACGGCGGCGGCGTAGGTATCCTGCGCCAGAGAGACCGCTTCCTGGGTGCGACCCTGCCGTTCAAGAGCGGCAATCTGCTCGTAGACCGCTGCCGTCAGGAAGTTGTACTTCTCGTTGAGTGCCGCGAGGGCCTCGGCAGGCTTGGTCCGTAGAGAATCGAATTCCTTCAGCGTGGCGTCGATGGCCTTGCCGGTGGCTTGATTCATCTCCACCGCAGCAGTGGCTATAGCGCCAATGTTCTGGCCGGCACCAGCGCCAGCGGCTGCAATCTGGTTGAGCGCATCCACTGCCTTACCGCGGGACCCGGTGACACCGCCTATGCTGGTGGCTAGGTCGGAGAGTTGGCTCGCGGTCTGCCCCGAGACATTGCCGCTCAGCGCCAGAGAACGCTGAAACTGTTGCGATTCACCGGAACCAGCGCTATAGGCCGCCGCCAATGCCGCGACAGCTCCTGCGGCCAGCGTGTAGGGATTTACGAGGCCGACAATGGTGCCTGCAAGGCTCCTTGCCGCGGGCGCGATCCCGCCAAACATATCCTTCAATTGGCCGCCCTGCTGGAGCAAGACTGTCAGGGGATTCTGACCGCCCTGAAGGCTTACAGCAATGTCGGTGAACTGCGCCGGCACGCCGCGAAGCGCCGCCGCCTGCTGGGCAGCGCTAAGCCCGTAGCTATTAAGTTGCTTCCCGGCCGCAGCCGCAGCCGTACCCGTCGCTGCAAGCTTCGTCTTGAGCTCGTCCAGAATGGCTACGGGGACGTTCTTCAGTGCTGCGTTGTAGGCAATCTGCTGTTGCCTCGTCAAACCCAGCGTATCGGCTTGGCGGATCAGCCCATCGACCTGGCGCTTCTGTGCTGCACTAAGCTTCGCGTACTCAGCTTGAGCGGCAGTCGACATATCGCTGACGCTGCGCTTCGCTGCCTTGATCGCCGAGTCGAACTGTGACGTATCAACAACGATTTCAAGCTTCGCGGAGCCTAGACTTTCTTCTGCCATGTTCAACTCTTGTGGAAATACTCTAAGGCGGCGCGCTCTATGACGCGGATTGCATCCATCGCTTCGTCATACTCATCTTCTGTCAGCCGCAAACGATCTAGATCCCTGTAGATCACCGCATAGTCAAGCCCGACTGGCCCTGAAAAGCCCATCCGCCACTGTGTGTGATTACGTGCGAACACGCTGAATGGCAATTCACTGTCCGGCCAAAGCTCCACCACGGGTCGGGGATAATCCTCCAGGCGCATGCCAGATCTGGCGCAGTCTTCGGCGGTGGGCGGCGCCCAATAGAACGCCTCCACCGCCTCCGTCAGTTTTTTTTGCGGGCCACCGCCAAGGCTTCGCCGTACGCATTGATGATCGCGAAATCTGCCCCGGGCTGATGCTCCCGAAGCAATTCGACGCCGGCACGATCCAGAGCCACATCCGCGTCCCACTTCTCGAGGATCTCCAGGACCAGGCCGCTGGAGTCCAGATCTCCGTCGCGCATCTTGGCGAGCAGCTCCGCGTACTGGGTACTGGTCTTGTGCCGGAAGGTGACTTCGAGTTTCTGCTCGCGCCCCTGACCTACGATAGTGATCGTCCCGTCAAAAGTCGGATCCGCTTTGACTTTGAAACTCATCAGGCGGCCTCGTAGCGGATCGGATCAGCGAGCAGGGACAGCGTGAACGTGTTCTGAAGATTCACGTTCACCGCACCGGTCGGAACCTTGTTGAAGGACGGATAGCCGTAGTAGAGGATCACGGCTCCGTTGGGCAGCGTGGCGCGGACCACCACCGGCTCTCGCGCGAAATCGACGTCGATCAGGGCGTCATACCACGGTTTGTCCGGGTCATAGTCCATCAAGAACGTCAGCGTGATCGGATTCTTGAAGGTCGGTTTCTGGCGCTGCCGGCTGCTCGCGTCTTCGACGTACTGATATGTGAAGTATTGCGGATCCCCGCCGGCCGTCTGCACGTCGGTAACTTGGTCCATCCCCACAAATCCAGAGGCGATGCGCACGTTGCCGGCGCCCTCTCCGGAGGGAAAGCGTGTGGTGCTGGTCGTGTTCACCCCTTCAAGGGTGAAGCTGTCCGCATCGGCGGCCGCGGAGCGCGCCACGGTCCCATCGAGCTCGGACCAGCCAGACCCGATAACCAGGATAGAGCCATCAGCAGGAGGCGCCACGGCAGTTGCCACGGCGGGGTTGGCATTGGACACCGCCGTAACCGGGATAGCCGCCGCCAGTGTCGTCGACACAGCGTATTTCGTGCCGTTGATGAAAATGGAAGACATGGGTTCCTCTCACAAAAGAAAAACCCGGCACGTGGCCGGGCGGGTTGAAAGCGGTCGTTGATCTACCGTTGATGCCAAATGCCGAAATCCTGCCGGGTTCCGTAGAGATTCAGGTTTTCCTCGTACACCGCCGTGAAAGCGCCGTAGGGCTCAGCCGCAAACTCACTGGCGCAGATGGCGGCTTCCACTTGGCGGGCAATGGCGTTAGATTCCAAGCGGGTGCGGCTCCACACATAGACTTGGATCCGCGCATGATCCTTGTCCCGCTGCGCCTTTTCGACATACCACTTCGCGGAGCCGCCTACTTGCTGGTAGACGATCAGAGGGTAGTCCGGGGCGGCAGGCGTCACGTCTGGATAGACCCTACCGCCAGCGAAAGACTCAAGCAGGGAGTGAAAATCACCTTCAAAGCTCATCGCGACCCTCGCTTGCTGTGCCACGCAACAGTTCTGGTAGCCGCTGCCTGCCTCGCTCTATCATCGCTTCCTTAGCGCGGCCCTGAGCCGCTGTATACGCCGGACGCAAGAATGGATAGGCAGGAACCCAAACGGGATCATCTAAAGCGCCATGCCCGCCGTGGTCTTGAGGGCCATTGCCGCGGGTTTTCCCGCCTAGCAGGCTTTTCTGCGGCTTACCATCGATGAACCTGTTGTATCTCCAGTGGCCGAACTCGACCAGATGTCCATGAGGGGCCTTACTTGAATTCCAAGACACCGCATACCGGATAACGGTCGGCGTAGATCGGCCATCCTCGAAGGCGAGATAGATAGAGTCGCGCAGGGTGCCGGCCGCAACTGGCGCGCGAGCCTTCGCCTCATCGCGCAGTACCTGTCCGCCGGCAACCGCCATCGAGCGTGCGAGGCTTTCGCGAGCGGGTCCCATCAGCTTTCCCAATGCAGCGTCCCAGCCCGATGTGTCGAACTTTGCAGTCGTTCCGTTAGCCATTGCTACCGCCCTGCTCGCACACCAAATCCGTCCAGTCCCGCCTCGCGTAGTCCATGCGAACTTGCCGGATGTCGAATGGATCTCCCATGGGTTGGCCATTCTTCAGTTGGATCACGCGCATTCCGGCATCCAACCCCTCTCGGAACCGGATGCGGAAGCTATAGGCGTTGATTGAGGCTGCGACGTTCTCCTGGATGCGGGTGATAGCGCCCATGCCAGTTTGGCCGACAGGTTTTGACCACACAGTGGCGACTGGCTCCCATACGTCCACGGGCTGCCCCGCCTCGTCCTGTCCGGAGACGCGCTGTTCAATTCGGATCTGGCGCGTGAGATCACCCGCTGCCAAGCTCATATGCCCATCCCAATACGGTACGGCTGGAGCAGCGCCCTAGACCCCATGGGCAGTTGCACCGCTGCAGCCGTCTGACCTGAAATCACGTCTTCGCGATTTCGGTAAAGGTGACCAAGGAGCAGCAAGATTGCCGCTTTGATCATGTCGTTCACAACCATGGGATCCTCGCCCGCCTTACCGGCGAGGACTGCAGCAGCCATCGCGGGTTCGTCCTCATAAACTCTACGGTTCAGGAACTCCATGGCGGCGATCTCGGCAGCACCCAAATAGATCGAGATATCCTCGGTGCTGTCAGTCCGCAAGTGGGCGACGGCTTGCTCCAGCGTGACGAGTGCCATCGCTACTGCCTCGTTCCCAACGCGGCGATTGCCGCCTCGATCGCATCGAGGACGCCCTTTCGGTTCTTCGCGGACTTCTCGGCGTCCAGGAGAGCGGTCAATTGTTCCACGTCGCCGATCCTTCCGACCTGGTCTATCACGTCGGGCACGGTTTTGGAAAGAAGCGTGGAAGAGTCAACCGCCGTTTCGGGAATGGCTTCCGCCGTGTCCGGCTGGACCAGCCCCCTTGCCACGAGCTCGCGACGGTGCTGTTCGGTAGTTGTGAACTCAGTTCGGGCGGTTCCCTCAAAGAGGACCGGGCGGAGCGTCTTGACCTTGACTGCATCGCTCATTGCATCACCTTGAAAAGAGTGTGGGCGCCGCACGGGCGCCCACGTCGGTTGGACAATCCGCGCGGTAGGGCTTAAGCGCCGGGGGCGACGGGAGCGGTCAGCGTGCCGTAGATGAACGCTTCAGGCCGCTTGACCGCCAGGGCCACGCGCTCTTCGCCGCGGATGGTGATCATGTTTTTCTCGAAGTCGTCGTTGTTCTCGCTGGAGATAACGACGTTCGCATCCTCGCGGTCGAACAACTGCGCGCCGTAGGCGAACGAGCCGGTAAGGAACTTGCCTTGGAACGCAGCAATCTCGGTCGCTACCACGGGCAAATTCCACAACGACGGTGCCGCCGTGCCTTGGGGATTGCCAATGATGTAGCGACCCAGGCTGTCCTTGGTCAGCTCGATACGGGCCCAATCGATGAAATGCAGAACATGGCCCGTCGCCGGGATGCGCGCCAGCTGCGCCTGCAGCATGGCCAGGCGTAGATCGTCGATCGTCGTCTGATTCTCCAGCGTGAACGCCGGGTCAAACGCGGACGCCTGCGGCACGATTCCGTGCAGGTGAACGCCCGTGCCGTCTCCGAACAGAATTTCCTGTTCTTCGGAGAACTTGAGGCCGAAGCGCATTTCAGCGTCGACAAGGCTCTGCAGCTGCGCAAAGTCATCCAGAATCTGTTTGGACGCCTTGAAGAGGTGCGCAATCGTTGCCACGGGCGTGATCTTGGTGGCGAACGTGATTTCCGATTCCGGCTTTTTGGTATTTTCTGCCACCACAGCAGAACGATTGGTGAAACCGGTCTGCTGAACCCAGAATATCGCCGGCGAGGTGGTGCGACCCGGCGCGATCAAGTCGCGGATGAAGAGGCGCTGCTTTGGTGCCATATCGATGCCCGGCAGCCGCTGCGGTTCGACGACACCCTCCGCGACGCCCGGGCTCAGAAGGGCCGCGTTTACGGCGAAGCTCGCGCGCAGCCGTTCATTGCTGCTGACTCGGGCCTTGACGTCTTTCAAACTCTCGCTTTCGATCAACTGCTGGCCCCAGCTCTTGAGCGTGGCCTGGCTGCCGGCGCCGCCGGGAATACGCGCGATGGCCTGCTCGGCCTCGCCAAGTTCCGCCTTCAGCTGTTCCTGCACGGCGCGCAGGCCATTGAACTCGCTGGCGATCTTGTCCACCGCAGCTTTCGTTTCGGCAGAAAGGGTGCCGGCGTTCTTGGCTTCCTTGATCGCATCTTCGGCCTTGCGGCTGAACTCCTCGCTACTGGAGTTCAGCTTCTTCGTAACGTCGTTGAGCAGGTTGATAAGTTCCGAGTGGTCGGACATGGTGATTTCCTATGGTCGAAGGGTTGCCGCCAGCCTGAGCCGAGCCATCGCCAGCTCCAGGTCAGCCATCGGTGCAGCCAAAGCGGCTGCGGGATTGGCAGCGTCACGCGTGCCCGTTTCGGTAGCGCCAGGCATACCGCTCTTGATTTCTTGCAGCAGCTTGCGCCGCTCAGTGCGGGGCATGCCCGCTTTGGCGAGTGCAACATCCAGCCGTCGGGCGGCCGCATGCGCTTGAGCCCGCGTGGACGATGATTCCTGGATCTCTTCTGTATCAAGCAGCGAGTCGGCGAATCCGCGGTCCACGGCGTCGTTTCCGCCGATCCAGGTTTCCTTGTCCATCATCGCCTGAATCGTCCCGATATCCTGGCCCGTACGCGCTACATAGACGTCGGCCATTGCACGGTCGAATGGCTCCAACCACTCCGCCGCATCTCGCAGGTCGTTCCGGTTTCCAATCGCCACAATCCATGCGTTGTGGATCATGAAGAACGACGGACGCCCGATCTCGATGATGTCGCCAGCCATCGCGATGATGGACGCCGCGGAAGCAGCCATGCCGAGGATCCGGACGGTAACTTCGCCCTTGTGGGCGCGGAGCATGTTGTAGATCGCCACACCCTCGAACATATCGCCGCCGGGCGAGTTGACGTTTACGGTGACGGGCTTGTCAGCCCCGATGGTCCGCAATGCCGCCGCGATACGCTTGGACGTCACGCCCTCACCGGTCCAATAGTCCTGGCCGATCACATCCAACACCGAAATGGTGTTGTCGGTGGTGGCGTCGGCCGCTTGTATGCTCGGATTCCAGCGCGCCAGCACCTGTTCCGATATCTCGCAGTGCACGCCTGGACGCATCGCGGCCTCCGGCAGTCCCGGCAGTCGGGTAATTTTCATAAGGGGTTCCTTGTGGCTCGACCGCTACGCGGCCTTGTCTTCGCGTTCGTCGCCCTGAAGTAGCCATGCACGTAGGGCGGCCTGGGCCTGCTGGGCTGGCGGTACGTCGGCCCCAACCTGATTCAGCGGAATAAGGTTGGACTGAACCGTCAGGATGTCTCCACCCGGTACCGGCGGCAGGTTCTCCAATTTGCGAACATCGTTTCGGCTCATCCAGCCATTTTGCAAAGCATGGATGTAGAACTGAGCTCGACCTGCGCTGTCGGCGCGCAACAGGCCCGTCGTGTTGAATTCGGCATAGAACTCGTCGTTGTCCGCGCCCAAGAGGCAGCGTTGCACCTCTTGTTCAATGTTCTCCAGCATGGGCGCCAGCGAATGGACCAGGAATAGCAGGTTCATGCCTTCCACGCTGGAAGCCCAGGAGCTTTGCTTGTCGGTGTGCCCCACCATATAGGGTGGCACCTTGAACCATCGGCAGATCTCCTCAACATTGAATCGGCGGGTCTCCAGCATCTGGGCCGCTTCCGGATCCATGCTGATCCCCTGGTACTTCAGGCCAGCCTCCAGGATCATCATCTTCCCCGCGTTCTTGCTTCCCGCGAACTCCTTGAGGTTTTTCCGTAGCTCGTCGCGTTGCGCTGGCTTCAGCAGACCGGCCTCATGGGTGAGCACACCCGCCGTCTGTAAGCCATTCGCAAACACTACGCTTGCCGCCTCGTCTGCCGCGATCGCCGAGCCGATGACGTCCCGGCCGAATCGCAGCGGATCAGCGCCACACACGCCGTCCAAGCCGAAGCCACGGATATGCATCACATCGTCCTCGGCCAATTTCCGCTCCGCTTTGCCGGGTTCGGTGTACGTGTACTCTAGGGCGCCGGTGCTGAGGCGCTTGACCGTGACGCACTGAGGAAGCAGCGGCACCAGCGAGACGATCTTTCGACCAATGCGAACTTTCTCTACGAACGCGTTGTGCCTAAGGCAAAGCGAAGCCACGATCATGAGCATGAAGCGAAACGGCGTCATCTCCTTGTTTGGGGCCCTGCACAGCACTCGATACAGCGGATGGTCCGTTGCAATCTCGCGGGAGCCGTCCGGCCTGCGACGGTAGATCTTCAAAGGCAGCGTGGGGACCGTCTCGGAGATGAGCCTGACACATGCCCACACGGTGGAAATCTGCATTGCGGTCCGTTCGGACACAGTCTTTCCGCTGGACGACGACCCGACCCATTCCTGCCAAAATTCGCTTGTGGTCAACTGAATCGGAATTCCGAGCCAATTGATGAGGGCCGACTTCAGCCGGCCCGGATTCTTTTGTGTCATCAGACGCCCACCATGACAGGATCGTTTACAAAGCCGTCCAAGTCCTCATGGACATAGACAGCGGCGCGGCTCAGCGCCAACACAGTTGCCACGATCGGATCGATCCGGCCCCGCGGGCTGGATTTCTTCTTATCCGGCCTGAAGTTGCCATTCGTGTCGTACAGCAGCGACACATTGGCCGCAGCGCTGCGCAACACCGGATTACCTCCATGCCGCAGCCGCTTTCCGTACACCAGCTCTTCCAGCCGTTTCGATCCTGGATACATGCCTGCCGTGTTTTGCGGCACCTCCACGAGCGGTACGCCTTCTTCGTCCAATTCGTTGACCAGATGCGTCGCGTTCCACTTGTCGTAGGCCATCTCCACCAGGTCGTACAAGTTTCGGATGGCAAGAATCTGGTCTCGCATTGGCACGTAGTCCGTGATATCACCCTCCGTCACCGTCAAGTGCCCGCTGCGCTCCCACTTCTCGTAGGGAGTCGCGTCGTCCTTCGATTGCTCGGTCACCTTTGCGCGCGGGCAGTAGACCCAGGCCAGGAGATACCAGTGCGGGTCCTCGTCATTTGGAGGAAACACCAAAGACAGCGCCGTCAGGTCACGGGTCGCTGACAGGTCCATACCCCCAAAGCACCGCCGGCCCCGCAGTTCGAGCGGGTCGAATCTCTTGCCGCCCTTGTCCCACACGTCCAGGTCGATCCAACCCTCGGCGTCGTTGCACCAGATATTCAAATCCTTGGTCTTGAAGTTCGCCATCGCGCTGGGAAGTGCGGCTGCCTTCCTCGCCATCGAACGCATGTACTCCCACGTCTTCGATAGCCCCAGCCCCGGGTTCGCCTTGGGCCAGTTGCGCTCCGCCAGTGGATCATCGCCCTCGTCCAGCGTGTAGATGTACCCAAAGAACGAGTCGTCTTGGCGCCTTCCTTCGAGCAGGCTGACCAGGTAGCTCCGAACATCCATGCAGACACCGTCCAGGATGAAGCCAGCCGTGGTTATCGCAGACTGCAAGGGCTGACTACGTGAGCCGCGGGCGCTTTCCATGACTTCCCACACTTCCGGCGTCTTATGCGCGTGCAGCTCATCGACGAATGTGGCGTGCGGATTCTTGCCGTCCAGTGCATCGGCGTTCGCAGGCAGGGGGCGCAGCTCAGACGAATCGAAGGTGATCTGTTCCTGGTTTTTCCCGTCGTGGATCTTGAAGCTCTTTGCAATACCGGGCGACTGACGTGCCCAGCGCTTCACGTTGTCCAGCGCCGGCTTGAAGATCGCCATGGCCTGATCTCGCGTCGTGGCAATGGTGTACACCTCGGCGCCCACTTCGCCGTCCATCATGAAGAGGTAGACGGCCTGGGGTGCCTTCCACGTGCTCTTCCCATTTTTCCGTGCGACTTCCTCATACGCAGTGTTGAATCGGCGCAGCCCGGTGTCCGCCTTGATCCACCCATACAGCACCGCGGTCCAGAACTTCTGCCACGGGTCCAGCAGGACTGGCTTCCGAGCGAGTGGCCCACGGATATGGATGAAATGCTGCTCGATAAAGTCGATGACGTGCCTGGCATGTCCCGGGCTGAACTCCAGCCCTCGCGCTGGTCCGTCCAACAGGTCCTGATAATGCCGAGCAACCGCCAGGTACGTCAGCCGCCCGACCAGGATTTCGCCTCGCAGAACCGGCAAACCGTAGTCGGTGTCCCAGACGTGGATCGCAAGCGGGGTTACCCGTTCGAGTAGCTTTTTCGATCCGCGCTCGCGTGGTCCACCAGGGCGGCGAACGGCAGATCTAGCTGCCCGCCGCCGCCCAGCTTGCTTCGGACGTTCGCGAAGGATGGAATCGTCAGGCAGCATTCCGGTAGGTAGGTAAGCAGTTCTTTGCGCAGATCTCGCGCGACATAGAAGGCCTGGTGCGGCTGCTCGTAGCCGTTGGGGGTCTTGACCATGTACGAGCCGCCCTGTTCAACCTTTATCTCTTCGAGCTCGGCCGTCGCGCGAAGCCAATCCACGTACAGCTTGCACACGATCACGGCGGCCAAGCCAAACGTCGTGTGCTCGATCCCTGCTTCACGCAGCTGGGCGCAGATGTAGTCCCAAACTTTGATCTCGTCTGCAGTCAGGTCGCCGGGCGGACGGTCCGGTGACCGAACCTGGGTGACCGACGCCGCCGGCGACTTTCCGCCGCCGCCCGGTATCACGGTCAGATTCGGAGGATTGCCGTTCATGTGTGCCTCTACCGCGCTCAGCGCAGGAGGTACGCCTCACGCCTATTCATCCGAGGAGGTCCGTTTGACCCCCCCCCTCCTAAAATCTGTCGCCATAAATTCGCAGCTTGGCAGACGGTCTCAGTCGCGAACTCGCGAACTTTCAACCCCCCTACCGTACGTGCACCGCCGTGTCCCGCCTGCCTGGCCATCAATAGCCATGACGCCGCAGGGCCGGATGCCCGAAGCCGCCGTCCTCCCGCGCCGTCTTGATCGAGTGACAAGACCAGCACAGGCCCTGCCAGTTCGACGTGTCCCAGAAGAGGCGCTGCGCCACCGCGATGAGGTCTTGATTGCCCGCGTCCAGTGCCTGGCCCAGACGATGCGGCACGACATGGTCCGTCAGCCGCGCCTCTTCGATTCGACCTGCTGCGGCACAGTGCACGCAAAGTGGGTTTTGCTTGAGGAAAGTCTGGCTTGCCTTCCGCCACCGGGACGTGTATCCACGTGCGGCCGCACTGCCCCGTGCTTGGTCCTGCTCGCGTTGCAATCGCTGGCGCGCGGCATCATGGACAGGGCAAAGCCCACCACCGCGCACCAATGCCCCACACCCCGGGTGTCGACAAGGACGTGGACGAGCAGTTGGCATGTTAGAAGCCCTGACGCAATTCAACTGCGGGCCACAGCGGGGGACTCGGGCTCATGGGGAAGCCCTGCCGATTGCGCCTACGGGCACTGCCAAACGAAAAACCCGCGCCTGAATCTCTCTCAGGTCGCGGGCTCCGCAGGAATGTAGCGGATTATGGGGGGTCATGTATAAGTTGCAAAAACCCCCCTCTTGCGAAGCTCCGCTTCCCTCGCCCGGCGGGCGTCGATCCATTCGATAACACGCCTGTCCGCACAGCACAGTCGCCGGTGCAGCGTCGCGCGCGTGCACTTAAGCTTTTCCGCGACGACCTGCATGCCGCCTTCCCAGACGTACGCGCCGATTACGGCCCGCTTCAAATCGTCGGGCAGTTGTGCAACAGCGCGATCCGTCTCCAAGGCTTCAGCATTGAACGCGGGATCGGTGTTACGCATGCCGGCGCGGACGTCATCTGTCTGGTCCACGCGGTTCACGTTAAACATCGCGGCCGCGCCATAGGCTCCTCCGGTTCCATGCGCCCAAAGCGCCCACTGCTCGAATCGCCGGTGCACCCACTCGATCCGCTGCATCACGCCACCTTGCCAAAGCGCACCTGTTCCTCGATGGCCTGCTGAATCCGGGCGCGGTACTGGTCGGTCGTTTCGCCCGCGCGGGCAGGCCCCACCCCGACATCCCGCCCCTTTCGTTCCATGAGCGAGTGCGACGTCCACCAGCCCGGGCCCGATTCTCGTTGTGCCGACGCGGCCTTCTGTGGCAACTCGATTTCATCTTCCCAGCGTGCCCCGTTAAGCCAAGTGGCCGGGTGCGGGATGTACTGCGATTCGGTTCCTGTGACGCGCCAGTATCTGACATGCTGCGGCAGCGCCTCCATGGCCTGCGCCTGCTCGTCTGGTGTCATGCGCGCCCAGGCCTTCTGCGCCGCACGTTTCGCGGTCCGGCGCGGCCATGCGGCCCAAAATTGCTCGAACGAATGCGCCGGCGCCGGGTCTGATTGCTTCGCCCGCGCGGATTTTTCATCTGGGAAGAGCTTTAGAACGTTCATGAGATACCCCGTGTCCCTGATACACCATTGGTTCAATGTCGATTGCTGTGCTGGTGAGATCGGTGCGATGGGCGGAGCACCCCCTACCCATCGCGCTCGACCTGTTGCATTGCCGCGCCGGAGCCGACCGTATGCAGAAGGGCCCACGAGCGGTGTACGCCCCCGTGGTCGGCCAGACTGTCGACGTCCGTACAGACGCCCCTCCCGCGCTCTAGCCTTTCGCACCCACGCTGCTCCTCGGGACCGGTTTGGAGCCATTTCGGAAGGGGTAACCGCGTATTCAGCCTCTTCGCCCCTTCCTACCGATACAGTTACGGAGGTGCACGGCCTGCTGGCCGGATATGCAGCACTTCTCCGTGCTTCCAGAATGGCTGACGCAAAGGATCAGGGCGCCCGTCTGCACCGAGGCGAGAGGGATGATTTATTGGCAGCGCAACCAGGTACACCCTGGCTGGCTCGTGATGGCAATCGAGAATGACAATGATGTCGTCGTTTGGGCGTTCACGTTCAGCACGGCGAAAATCCGTCAGCCGGTACAGCTCGTCGCGCGTGAGCGCCCGACTGCCCACGTGATAGAAGGCTGGGCCACCCGGCAATTGCACCATTCGATTGATCGGGGGCACCCAGCGCTTATCGTCTGTCGTCGCCGGCTTCCTGCCGGCGGGCTGGCGAAGTGGCGCAGGCGCGCCGAAAAGATCGGCCGTCATGCGGTGAAGAACCCGGCGGGCAAAGATATGCCGGGCAAACGCGGGTCGGGCCGCATATAGCGGATCGCGGGCCGTCGAGCACCTGCGACGGGCACTCGCCCGCCGTCCCTCAGCAAGCCGGCGGCTTCCAGGCGGCAGCAGGTGTACCGAGCCGCGCGAACGCTGATCTGCAATGCCTGTGCGAGCTCGAGCGCTGTATTGCCATCAGTAGCAATAGCATCGAGCATTTGGCGTGCTAAGGGGCCGAGCGTGCCGCGAGGCCTGCCTCCGACTCGCTCTCTCGGACTGACCAGCGGAGCGCTCACGATTCTGCCATCCCTTCGAGACAAGCGACCAGCCGCGCGACCTCTGCTTGAGTTTCCATCGCCTTCTCTCGGATCGTGGCGATCTCCGCCTTGTCGACCTTTCCGTCGGCAAGCGCCGCATGAATGGCCTGCATGTAGTGCCCTACCTGCACGTTCATCGATACGACCTCGGTCAAAACATCCATGTCCGACACGCACTCGTCTGCGCCTGGAACCTTGACCACCACGCGGCCATGCTCGCGGGCCCAGGCCTCAATCATTCGCATATCGCCTGTGACGCCGACTATGCGTTGCGCCTCGGCCACCGTAAGGTGATGGGTGTCGTTGTTCGGGTTGACCTTGTTGCGTAGCACCGCGGCAGAGACGTTCACCCGCGGCCCGAGTGACTCGCTTCCACCGGGGTAGTCGTGGACCGTTGCGTACGCCGCATCGAGGATGTTCATGTGCACTGTCTCCGAACGTATTTACTGATGAGCAGCGCGGTTACGATGCGCTGCAACAGAACAACCGCGGCCGCTAAGGTTTATTTGCGGCAAGTCCAGCGGCATGCGCCTGCCGGGCTTTACGCAGGGCCGCCATCAACTTGGCGTGCGTACTCGCCCGCACCTCCTTCCTTCGCCCTGTCTCTATGTGCGAGATGGCGCCCTGGGAGAGTTGGCACTCTGCTGCAATCGCAGCCTGGGACTTACCCAGGCTGCGCAATTCCGCGACGACGTCTTTCGTGTCCATGGCGCATTCTAATACTTATGTATTTTTCTCAGCAACCGGAACTTGAATACCGATGTATTAGCTCTGTCCCCGACAATCGGGACATGAGCTCCATCGGCGACCGAATCCGCGAGGCACGCAAATCGAAAGGCTTGACGCAAGGCGACCTCGCTAAGCGCGTCGGACTGTCACAAGGCACGATCGGACATATAGAAGCGGGACGGAACGAAGGATCCCGCTACCTGGTACGGATTGCCGCAGTGCTGGGTGTACGCCCAGAATGGCTAGAGACGGGCCGTGGGGAGACGGCTCCATTCTGGCCATTTCCTGCGGACATAACGCCAGAGGACTACGCGGGGTTATCTACGGATGACCGAGAGGAGATTGCGGCTATCGTGCGCCTGAAACTGGCGCGAATAGCCGCCGCCAAAAGGGCATGACGCCCCGCCCCAGCGGTTCGGCCGCTGGTGGAGGCTGAGCGACCGCGTTATTTGGACCAATCCCGAGTTCTGGACAAAGACTTGACCGCATAGGGCAACGGACCCACGGCCGCTAAAAATACTTTTGTATTGACCTAATAAAAATACATCCGTATTATTTCCATGTCGCCTGACCACAGCACATGGAGATACGGCGTGAAAACAGCAACCGACAACGCAGCAACCACCCGTCCAGACCAAAGTTCCGAGCACGAGGACTTCGAACGCTGGGCGGCCAGCCATTTCGGCGTGCTCACGGTCCCCGAATACAGGGTTGCTCTGGAGTCCTACTTGGAAGGCCGCCGCGAGCAGCGCTCGCATTACGCGAAGCTCCTCGTCATCGCGGACCCATCCAGCACACAAGGCGCTCCGCACTCTTTCAACGAGTTGGTCCGCCAGGGTCAGGAGCGCAACTGACCATGGGCTCGCACAAACTCGGGTTAGCGCTCCTCGTCGCGGCACTTGTCGGCGCAAGTTTCGTTGCGGGGCAAGTCGTCGGCGCCCGGGACGCCAAATTGTTCCGTGCCTACGACCAGAAGCGGGAGTCAATGATGGCGCGCAGCTGCGGAACGCACGCAACGCTCTGGCGACGCGCTTCCACCGGCCAATACGGGTGCCTTTCAATGAATGCCGATGGCGATTCCGTCATCGCACCGGTATTCGACGCGCCAGTTCTCTCCGCGCGGAGATAACGATGTCCTCCCAGGTCACCCGCGAAGCGCTCCAAGAGGCCATGCGGGCCGCCCGATGCACGGGCGACCTGGACGCGGCGCTTCGATTCCCCGCGCTTCGCATCGCGCTCCAAAACACTGCCGCTGTGCTCCCCGACCTTCAACGTCGCCCGACCATTCTGCGGCCACGCTTTGACGTCAAGCGCGCCCAGGCCGGCGACAGCGACTGATTTACCTCTCTCAAAAGGACCACCATGTCTTCGCCCACCATCGAAGAAACCCTGGGGCACCTGCGCGCGGGCTGCCTCCTTGCCGACCTGCAAAGCAGCCTCGCTTCAGTCGTGCAGGCAGTGGACGCTACCGGTAAAGCCGGAAAGCTGACGCTGCAACTGACGATCAGGAAGGTCAGCCGCTCGGGCGCCTTGGAGATCCTCGACAAGATCACGACAGTCGAGCCCGAAGAAGCACCGCTCACCACCCTGATGTACCCCACCCCCGAGGGCCGACTATCGCCGAGCGATCCGCGACAGCAAGCCCTCGATCTCAAGCAGCTGCCGCCGCAAGCCGGCAGCGCCACCCTACGCTCCATCGGAGGACAGTAAATGCCCAACCCCAACGGCGAATTGACATCCATTGCCGACCCCAACATTGCCGAGACTGCTGCGCGGCTGGCCCAAAGGCCCGAAGAAATTGCCGAGACGGACTTCGGCCGCCTTTTCGCGGTCCCGCACGGCTATCGCCTTGAAACCGACGTCGCGCTAGCCGCACTTGCAGCTACGCCGCCACGTAAGCGGGGAACGGTTCAATTGCGGACTGTCGACTCGTTCGTGCAGTACGTCCTGCAGCACAAGGAGCCGCAGACCCAGATCTACGTCAAGGTGGATGCCGCGAACGCGGCTACTCCGCTTATCGTCACCGCCGTATTCAATGACCATGAGTTCGGGGCCCCGGACACCAGCCCCGGGTGGCAGGACTTCCGTGCAGTGTTCACGCCCGCCGCCAGCCCCGAATGGAAGACCTGGATGGGAAAGAACGGCGAGAAGATGTCCCAGGTCGAGTTCGCCTCGTTTATCGAGGACAACATCCACTGCTTCGCCGGCTCGGACACCGATGGCGGCGCCGGATTCCCAACCGGGGGAGAAATGTTGCAGATGGCGCTGGCATTTGAGGCGTCATCGGACAAGCGCATCCGGTCCAATGTTCGGCTGCAGTCAGGCGGCATACAGCTGGAGTACACCGACAAGGACGACGATGCGACAGTGACTCGCATGCAGGCCTTCGAGCGGTTCCGCCTGGGCCTGGCTCCATTCTGGCGCGGCGACGCTTATCCGCTTGAAGCGAAGCTCCGATATCGCCAAGCCTCCGGCACCCTGGCGCTCTGGTATGACCTGGTCCGCCCAGACCGGCTGGTTGACCATGCGGTGGACGAAGTTCTGGCTCAGATCGGGGAAAAAACGGGTATCACCCCGCTCTTCGGGACGCTCGGCCAATGACCTCAACCCGCAATGGCTTTCGGCTGATTGGACTATGCGGGCGCGCGGGCGCCGGCAAGGACACATGCGCCGACCTCATGGCAGCCGCCTACGGCTTTTCGAAGATCGCATTCGCCGATGCATTGCGGGCTGAAATTTCGCGTTCGTTCGGTGTAGACCCCCGCGATCTCAGCAACCGGATCACAAAAGAGCAGCTCACACATGCATTGGCCATCGGCCGGTCCGACGATGCGCGATTCATCCACCTGATGGCATCCGCCGGTGTGTGCATATCCGCACCGCGGTCTCCCCGCCAGATCATGCGGTGGTGGGCGACTGAGTACCGGCGCGCCTTGGATGGCGAAGAATACTGGACTCTGCTGGCCCATGACGCCATCGATGCACTGATGCGGCGGGGCGTACGCCGGATAGTCGTCACCGACGTGCGCTTTTCGAACGAAGCGTCATTCATCAAGCATATGGGGGGCGAGGTGTGGCGCGTCCGTCGCGCTGTCGCCGATCAAATCCCAGGTAATCATCGCAGCGAGATCGAACTTGAAGCGATATCGCCGGCCCATGTCGTACATAACGACGGCGACATTGCAGCACTCATGCGCGAAGTCCATGACTTGTGGACGCGTGGCCGCCCGACCGCACCGAGTCCCCAGGCGCAACCATGAGCACGCGTAAGGCAGACCGCAACGCCGATATCGTGCGCCGCCGTGAGGAGGGGCAGACATTCCCAGAAATTGCCGCGGCGATTGGCATCACGGCGCACCGTGCGAGAAACATCTACGTCAATGAGAACGGCGGGCCCCAGGCACTTGCTCAGACTGCTCTCGCCCGCGCGCATGCGGATGGATTCACCGTCGAGCTCGAGAACACGGGAAAGGTTTGGACCTGCATCGGGCATGGGATCAGCGGGAAGGCGACGACCCCGACCGGCGCATACGGTCGTTGGAAGCAAGCTCACGCCAGACGCAATGCGGCTCAAGCCCGCCAGGCACAAAGGCGGTCGGCCCCTCCGGACGCCCCCCTTCAAGTGGTTCCGCCGCGCCGTCCGCACCCTCATACCCAGCTCACCCTTTCGAATGCGCTCCGCTTGAATGGGGCGAGGGCTGCGGCATGCCAGCCTCCCATCAAGTCTATAGCCAGCAGCATCCCCGGCAACACCGACCTCGGTGAATCACTACCTTATCTCGATAAATAGCGAGAGGAAATTCATGGCAAAGAACAGCATTGATGCCTACGGCGCCAAGGGCAAAGGCAACCTACTCTCATTCGATCCTGACGAGCTCGTGCTTGTCACGGACGAGTCCAATCCACTGTACGACTCGCGCGTGCACCTGCCGCTCGATGAGAACATGGTGCGCAATATCGACTATCAGGGCGTCCTGGTACCGATCGAAGTCACCAAAAATCCGGAAACCGGAGAGATCGAGGTCGTGACTGGCCGGCAGCGGGTGAAGAATTGCCGTGAGGCGAACCGCCGACGTCGAGAGCGCGGAGAGGCGATGCGGCTGATCCCGGGCTTTGTCCGCAAATTGAGTCTCCGGGAACGCGCCCTCGTGCTGTCCGCTGCAACTGCCAGCGAAAACGCTATCCGCCAGCAGGAAACACCTATCTCGCGCGCGGAAAAGATGGCAAGACAACTATCCCTCGGCCGGTCCGAAGAGGATATCGCGATTCTTTTCGGCGTCAAACCACAGACCGTCCGCGAGTCGCTTCAGCTGCTTGAATGCTGCGCCGCCGTCCAGAACGCCGTCGACGCCGGCAAGATCCGGCTGGCCCATGCCAAAGCACTCGCGCGGATGTCGCCCGAGGTACAGCGCGCAAAAGTCGCCGAACTAATCGCGGCTGGCGAAGGAGTCAAGCCCCACGAGCGGGCACGACGCCAGGCCAAGGTCATCGACAGCAACAAGCCAAAGGCACGCACCAAGAAGGAAATCACACAAGCGATCGAAGGCTCGACTGGTGAGTCGTTGCACGCCCTTCGTTGGGTGCTGGGGCTAGAGCCCACCCTGCCCCGCTTTGCTGCCACCGCCCAGGACGCACCATGAGCAACCGCCACCGCCAAGCCCGGCGACACAGGGCAATGCTTAAGCGCATCCCAGTATGCGCGCCGCTCCGCGACGAGTTCTCCATGCTGCTGCACACCTCGCTGTGGTGCCTCGATAACCAACCCAACAGCGAGGCGTTCAACAACCTGGCGCGAATCTTCAACGTTGTGGGCTTGGCGCTCGAAAACGACTTTCGGCATCAGCAAGAGGCAAGGCTGATCGCGGGCGGGGCTTCTGCGCTAAACCAAGTGATGCGCAAAGTCGAGGCCGGACTGAAGCTGTCCGAGCACGAGTCGGCGCCGATTCGCGTTGCCATCAATTCGATGGACTCCCTGCTCGGCCGGTTGAGTGTTACTGACCTATACCTTGCGATGAAGCGTCTGGACCGAATCGAAGACGCAAACGTGCAAGAGGGGGTATAGCCATGCGCGAGCGTCCCATCCTGTTCAGTGCTCCCATGGTTCGGGCAATCTTGGCCGGCACAAAGACCCAGACGCGCCGTGTTGTGAAGCCCGCGAAGGACCGCGATATCGGCTGCGCGCTGGCACCGTGCGAGCTGGCCGGCGAGATCAATCGTGGGGAGTATCGAAATAGCTGGTACGGGAAGATCGGCGACCGGCTCTGGGTGCGAGAAACGCACCTCAACTCGTGGCGTATCAACCCAGAAGATCCCACGGGCCCACGTGTCTTTTCGCACGTTGCAGCCTTCGCAGCGGATGGCCACGAATTGAGCCCAGGGGAAAAGTGGATTCCTTCTATCCACATGCTCCGCGCCGCAAGCCGCATCACCCTCGAGATTACCGGCGTGCGCGTGGAACGGTTGCAGCAGATAACCGCAGCCGACGCGCGCGCCGAGGGCATACTGGCTCGGGGTTGCCTAAGCTGCAGCGAGCCTGAGCCGTGCGGGTGCAGCTCTCCCCACTCGTCTTCGCTCGATGACTTTCGCAGCCTCTGGCTGGACATCAACGGACCGCGGTCCTGGAACGCCAATCCCTGGGTGTGGGTAGTGGAGTTTAGGAGGGTCGAGGCATGAATGCCCTACCACAGAACTCCTTTGCCCTATCCTCCGCCCACGGTCAAGGCCGGGTGGACCTCGTATTGCTCGGCCAACTGGTCTACCACCAATTTGACCGCAGTGACGGCGTTAAGGCTGTCTCGATTGGTCCAGTCGTACCCAGTCGCCGTCTCGATTGTGGCGCCTCGCGGTGTCAGGAACAACTGCACGTTAGCCGGAAGCCGCTTATTTGCTTCGGCGATGAACTGCTGCGGTGTGATTACCGGTTTGGCCATGGTTCTCCCCTTTGCGTAACCGCCGATCGTACTGCTCCCCCGCCATGTCCCGCAACAGCGGCAGGAAGCACGAGAACCCGGGCCGCGATGTGCCGTTTCCGGGCCAGGAGGATTGACGTGGACCAGCTCGCCCTATTCGACCAACAGCCACAGCAGCCGAAGTCCGCGGAACAACTGACCTATGAGGCATGGCCTTTTCCCGGCTTGAGCTGGGAGCAGCATCAGGAGATTCAAGCCGAATGGAAGGCCTACGCCGAGAAGCGGCGCCGCGAGCAACATCGGAGGATCGCAGCATGACCGCCGCCATCCTTGACCCCTGCTGCGGCGGCCGCAGCTTCTGGTTCGACCCTCAGCACCAGGGGGTCCTATTCGGCGACATCCGCAGCGAGCAGCACACCCTATGCGACGGCCGCGCGTTCAACATCACGCCGGATCTGAACATGGACTTCCGCGCGATGCCGTTCGCCGATGAATCGTTCCGCCTGGTGGTGTTCGATCCGCCTCACCTTCGCCGGGCCGGCCGGGATAGCTGGCTGCGGGCCAAGTACGGACTGCTGGGCGATGACTGGCAGGACGACCTGCGCCGCGGATTCGCCGAATGCTTCCGCGTCCTCAAGCCCGAAGGCCTCCTAATTTTCAAATGGAACGAAACCCAGATCCCAGTGAGCAAGATTTTGCCGCTGGCCATGGCGAGGCCTCTTTTTGGGCACAAGTCGGGCAAGCGCGTCGATACACACTGGATCACCTTCATGAAGGACGTAGCATGATCCGCAACCAGTTCGTCTTGGACGTTCACCCGGAGATTCTCGTGGACAACTTCGCCGGCGGCGGCGGAGCATCCACCGGCATCGAAATGGCCCTTGGCCGCTGCGTAGATATCGCAATCAACCACGACCCCGAAGCCGTGGCGATGCACGAGATCAACCACCCGCAGACGCGGCACTACTGCGAATCGGTGTGGGACGTGGATCCAGTGGAGGCGACCCAAGGCCGACCGGTCGGGCTGGCGTGGTTCAGCCCCGACTGCAAGCATTTCAGTAAAGCCAAGGGCGGCAAGCCCCGCGACAAGCGCATACGCGGCCTGGCCTGGATTGTTCTGCGCTGGGCCGCGCTGGTGCGCCCGCGCGTCATCATGCTGGAGAACGTCGAGGAATTCCGGACCTGGGGCCCCTTGCTGGAAAGCGGCCAGCCCTGCCCGGCGCGTAAGGGCCAGACCTTCCGGTCCTTCATCCACCAGCTGCAGGAGAAGGGGTACGCCGTCGAACACCGCGAGCTGCGCGCCTGCGACTACGGCGCGCCGACCATCCGCAAGCGCCTGTTTCTGATCGCCCGATGCGATGGTCAGCCGATCGTATGGCCTGAGCCGACGCACGGCGCGCCCACGTCTCCCGAGGTGCAGGCCGGTCAACGCAAGCCGTGGCGCACCGCGGCTGACTGCATCGACTGGTCTATCCCCTGCCCGTCGATCTTCGAGCGCCAGCGCCCCCTTGCCGAGGCCACCCTGAGGCGAATCGCGCGGGGGATCCGACGCTATGTGATCGACGCGGCGCAGCCTTTCATCGTCGGCGCCGGCGGTCCGGTTTATTCGGGCAAGCCCGTGCCGGCGAACCGCCCGTTTGGCGCGCTGACGACGGAAAACCATCGGCACGTGGTTGTGCCCCACATCACGAAGTTCCGGACCGGATCGACCGGGGCCGCCCTAGGCGAGCCGATGCCGACCATTACGGCGGGTCCCAAGGAGAATCCCGCTGGCGCGCCGCATGCGGTCGGGATCGTGGCACCCAGCCTCGTTAAGGTAAACCACGGGGGCGACGATTTCCGAGGCCGGCCGCTTGATGCTCCGATCGCTACGCTGACCGGGAAGCACGGCACCGGCATCGTTGCTCCAACGCTGGTGCAGGCAGGTTTCGGCGAACGGCCGGGCCAAGCGCCTCGGTGCCTGGACCTGCACAAGCCGCTCGGCACCGTCACTGCGCAGGGCCGGAAGCATGCCCTGGTTTCCGCCTTCCTGGCCAAGCACTATGGCGGCAACTATGACGGGCCCGGCCTGCCGCTGGGTGGGCCTATGCACACGGCCACCACCGTGGACCACCACGCGGTGGTCGCTGCGCAGCTGGTCGGCTGCGGCGGTCGGGCCGGGCAAAGCCGCCCGCGCGATGCTGGCGAGCCGGCGCAGACACTGACGGCGAAGGCCGACACCTGCGTCGTGACGTCGCACCTGGCGAAGCTGCGCAATAACCAGTTCGGCCAAGCCACCGATGAGCCCATGCCAACGCTGACCGCCGGCGGCGGCCATGTCGCTGACGTGCGCGCGTTCCTGGTGAAGTACTACAGCGAAGGCGGCCAGGATCAGGACTGCCGGGACCCGATGCACACCATCCCCACCAAGGACCGCATCGGCCTGGTGACGGTCGCCGGCCAGGAATATGTCATCGCCGACATAGGCATGCGAATGCTGGAGCCGCACGAGCTGTACGCCGCCCAGGGCTTTCCGGGCGACTACATCATCGCCCCCACCATCAACGGCCGCCGGCTTCCCAAGCACGCACAGGTGCGGATGTGCGGCAACAGCGTATGCCCGCCGCTTGCGGCGGCCCTCGTCCGCGCCAACGTGTCGGATCTGTCGGCATGGACGCCACGGGAAGCAAAGGAAAAGAGGGTCGCAGCATGAACACCATGACTCTGGACGAGTTCCACGCCGCCTGCAAGGCACAGGCAAAAAGCGCCGAAGTGATCGTCTTCAAATGCCCCATGTGCGCAACCCTTCAAACCGCGCGCGAGCTGATCGCCGCAGACGCTGGTCCGGATTTTGATGCGGTGGAACGGTATCTCGGCTTCTCCTGCATCGGTCGATTTACCGGGGCAGCAGGGCCACGGCGGCAGCCAGATGGATTGCCGTGCGACTGGACCCTGGGCGGCCTCTTCCGGACCCACCGCCTAGAGGTGATAACGCCTGACGGGCTGCACCATCCGCGCTTCGAACTGGCAATGCTCGAAGAGGCGCAGGCCCACCGCGCCAGCAAGGGGTTGTAGCCATGGGCTGGTCTATCGGATACGACGAGAACTGGCGCCGCGATATCGGCTACGGCGTGCCCGCGGAATGCGATCACCCCGGCTGCCGTGAGCAGATCGACCGCGGCCTCGCGCACGTGTGCGGCCATCAGCAACCCTATGGCGGCGACGACGGCTGCGGCCTCTATTTCTGCCATGCCCATGGTGGTGGCAGTCTGTGCGCGCACTGCGCCGCCGGAGACGGCCAAACGTTCACCGCGAAGCCGGACGTCATGGAATGGACGCAGCACAAGCTGACGGACCCATCCTGGGCTCAATGGCGGAATGAAAATCCGGCCGAGGTTGCGCGCCTGACGTGCCGCCACGCGCCGGGAACGACGATGAGCGCAATCCTTTCGCCATGCGGCACGTACCGCTACCGCCTCGAGCGCACTGTCGGCATGGTGGGCCCGGTATACGCCTTCTTCGGGATCAACCCTAGCACGGCGGACGCCAGCATGGACGATGCCACGGTGCGGAAGTGGATCGGCTTCACGAAGCGGTGGGGCGCCAGCCGGTTCATCGTCGGCAATGTATGGCCGCTGCGCGCGACAGATGTGCGTCTGCTGGCCAGATCGACGCGCTGGCGCGACATTGGCCTAGAAAACGAGCGCCACATCCTGGCCATGGCCGCCGAGGCCGATGTGCTGGTGCCCTGCTGGGGCGACCGAAAGAAGGTGCCGCGGGCGATGCACAACGAGATTGACGAGTTACTTTCGCTGCTCCGCGGCACCCGCAAGCCGATCATGCATTTCGGCCTCACAGCCAGCGGCGACCCAAAACACCCGCTGATGTTGGCCTACGACACGCCGCTCATTCCTTGGGAGGTCAGCGATGGACGATAGCAAGGAACTGCTCAGGAGAGCGGCGAAGGCGGCGGGCGGCCTGGACTGGCAATGGTGGACCTCCAACTCGTATCGGCGCCTGACGTTCAAGAACGGCCAGAACACCCGCGACGGCGGCGCGCTGAGCGGTACAGTGCATCCGCATGATAAGTGGCCTGATGTATCAATGGCCCCGGGCGTGCAGGAGTTCATCGAGCGCGCCAGCCCCAAGGCTGTCCTTTCGCTGCTGGACCGCATCGCGGAACTGGAGGCGGCGCTGCGGCCGTTCTCCGCTGCCGCGCCCGACTGGACGATAGACATCAAGGACAACCGTTGGATCGATAGTCGGCACAACATATACGTAGGTGATCTTCGTCGCGCTGCCGCTGCGCTGGGAGGGGATGATGTCCAGTGACGGCAACGTCTGGAACTGCTGGCCATGCTGGCCAAAGCTGTGTCGCTGCGGCGCTCCCATCTCGTTCGAAGAGATGCAGCGTGGACCCGGCCAGCCCGAGGGGACGCCGCCAGCGACCTCCGGATCATCTTGCCTGGTCCACGGGGAGTGTGTGGCGGCCGGCGGCACCGGAGTTCCTTGGGAGGCCGCGTAATGGAGAAGCGCTGTTTCAGCACCGGCGAAGCCCAGGAATACCTTGGCATCAAGCGCCGTTTTTTTGACACTCATATTGCGCCGCTGTTGGCGGGCAAGGGTATTCCCGCAGGGACGTCGATCGTGTACGAACGAGCCGACCTGGACGCCGCCTGGGATCGTTATAAACTTACCGCGGGCAATGGGCGTCCTGCGCAACCTGAAGGAAGAACACCATGGGACGTTCCAAAACGACCGGCATCTACCCCGCAGCCGATGGCACGTATGAGGTTGATGCCTACTACCGAAAGCAGCGCATTCGCAAGCGCAGTTTCGCGCGGTATGAAGATGCGGAAGCATTCCTGATCGACGCCAAAGCAAGGATCGGCGCCGGCACCGCATTGGGACAACGCCCGAAAACTACGCTGGACTTCGCTGCAGCACACCACCTGACTCTCAAACAGGAAATGCCTTCTTGGGAGACAGACCGCTATCTGCTCACACCGGTAGTGGAAGAATGCGGCTCTTTAACCCTCGACGAAATATCGGATGAAACCCTCCAGCCATTCCTGAAGCGGCGGATAGCGGACGGCGTCAAAAATGGAACCATCAATGACGCACTTTCAATCGTGCAGACGATCTGCAACCGCGCAGCGACAGTGTGGCGCCACCCGAACGGCATGACCTGGTTGGAGTATCCGCCGAAGCTGACCATGCTGGATGAGAGCGACAAGCGTCCACCACGGCCCATATCGTGGGCGGAACAGCGGGCGCTACTGCCTCTGATGCCACCCCATCTGGAGAAGATGGCACTCTTCAACTTGAACACCGGCTTGCGAGAGGACCCGCTGGTGCACCTGAGCTGGCACTGGGAGGCGCGCGTACCATTGGCCGATGGCCTGATCGTGTCCGTGTTCGTCGTGCCGCGAAGACACGTTAAAGGCCGGAAGGCGGAGCGCATCGTGGTGTGCAACAGCGTGGCACAGTCGATCATTGAGAGCCAGCGCGGGCGTCACCCAGACCGTGTATTCACCTATGCGCAACGGACGAAGATCGGCTCAAAGACCAAGGCCAAGCATAGACCCGTGGGATCGATGAACAACACAGCTTGGCAGAACGCAAGATCGAAGGCGGGCCTTGGCGACCTGCACGTTCATGATCTGCGACATACCGTCGGCATGCGCCTTCGGGATGCCGGTGTTGCGCCCCGCACGCAGGACGAGATCCTATGGCATAGCAAAGCGGGAATGACGAATCACTACGCGATTGCCATGGTTCGAGAGCTATATGAGGCGCTGGAACTCATCAAGCAGCCTGGGGAAGCAGGCGATTCGGCCAACCTACTGGCCCTCGTCCGCTCAATCCAGATGCAGCAAGTCCCCCAGAAGTCCCCCAGCGAAAGAAAAGCGGCCTGA